AGTTCGCGCTGACTGCTAAGGTAAATACCGATGTGGCTCTGACCGGCGGTGTTCCCATAATTGGATATGTGACACCTGTGGGAGCTCCGGTGCCTTCTGTGAGTTTACCCTGGAAAGGAACCGGAGAGGGTAAACTGTCTTAATGTGTGTTTCGGGCACGACATGTGTAGCGATACAACTTTGCTTCCGTGATATTTAGTCGGGAGGTGAAAAGTGCCCCAAGTAAGAAAGGTCTATGATTTCAAGTCGGTGGGTCAGCTTCAGGTGATCCATGATGACATTGTTGATAATGTCGTGGTCAAAAAGTCAATTGGTATCAGGACACCCATATCGTTTGCGTCTACGGGAAATGCCATGTTCAACATGTCCTATGATCTTGGGACACAGATCAGGGATAATTTGAAAAATTTGATTGCAACTAACCACGGGGAGCGGTTGATGTTGGGGGATTTTGGCGCGAATTTACGCCCGCTGGCCATGGAAATGACTGCGGAGGATATTGATGCAGAGGCTGTGAGAAGAATTTCTGCTGCAGTTGATAAGTACATGCCCTTTGTTAATTTGGAAACATTTGAGCCCAGAGTTGAGCGCGGTGATGATAACTGCATTCAAAGTTCCGTAAAAGTGGTCTATTCCGTACCGGACTTGGGTCTAAACAATCAAGCGGTTGAGGCTGTTATTTTGGTGGGTGAATAAAATGGCGTTTCAAATTAAAAAGAAGCTTAAAAAGGAACAGAATCGATCTTTTACAGCACGAGACTTTGAGTCAATAAGATCACAGCTTCTCGACACCGCACGCACCTACTTTCCGGACAAAATTCAGGATTTCTCCGAACCGTCTGTGGGCGGAATGTTTTTGGATTTTGTTGCAACTGCCGGGGATTCACTCAGTTTTTATCTAGATCATGCCTTTAGAGAGCTGGATCCATTTCGTGCGGTTGAGTCAGAGAACATTATCATGCACCTAAGAAATGCGGGTGTGGTTATTATGGGAACGTCCCCTGCTTCGGTCGATCTAAAATTTCAGCTTACTGTTCCATCTGAAGCTATCAACAGTGTGTATCTTCCCAAACGATCGGCGATGCCCGTGGTATTAGAGGGCACGCAGGTGTCGTCTTTTTCGGGAATTTCTTTCACGACGATCTCTGATTTGGATTTCGCTGAACAGGACGAGGACGGAAATTTTCTGGCAGACTTTGTAATATCGGCGGTGAATAGTGACGGGAGTCCTTCATCTTTCAAAGTAACAAGATTTGTGACCGCAGTGAGCGGTGAGGAAAAAACTGAAACTGTGGCGATTCCCAATACATTTGTAGCTTTCAGGGAAATAACTCTTTCTGAGAAGAGCATCTCCGCAATTCTCTCTGTGACGGACTCTGAACTTAATACCTACTATGAGGTCACCTCCCTTAGTGAGGACACGGTAATGCTTAGGACAAAAAATGCAGATTCAGACTTTGCTGCAGTGCCCTATTACATTTCAGTTATTTCTGCGCCCTACCGATTTTTAAAAAAATATGATCCAGTGACGCAGCTGGTCACAATGCGATTTGGGTCCGGAAATGCCGACACGCTGGATGATGATATTGTGCCAGACCCCAGCGAACTTTCTCTTAGTTTGTTTGGAAAGACAACTGTGCCTCGATTTTCTATCGATCCACAGTCTCTCCTGGAGACACAGACGCTGGGAATATCCCCAAAAGACACAACTCTCTCAGTGCGATATCGATTTGGCGGTGGCCTAGATCACAATGTTTCATCTGGTCAAATTGAGCAGATAGATGCACTTTCCTTGTCTTTCAGAAGGAGTCCGAGCGCATCGGATGCGCTATCTGTGAGGCAGGCGGTGCTGGTGACAAATCCGGAACCTGCTGCTGGTGGAGATTCCGCCCCCACCCTGGACGATCTAAAAACTCGAATAACTTCCGCGAGAAAGTCGCAGAGAAGGGTTGTGTCACGCGAGGATCTTCTGGCCAGAATTTATACGATGCCTAGTGAGTTTGGAAGAGTTTATAGGGCTGCAGTGTCGGACAACCCGGCCAACCCGATGTCTGCCCTTCTTTATGTTTTGTCTAGGGACGCTGAGGGAAGCTTGACTGTTTCGCCTGATTCGCTCAAGAAAAATCTGAAAGTTTACTTGAATGAGATGCGGCTTGTGGGAGATGCAATAGACGTTTTGGATGCGAAGGTGATCAATTTTGGTGTGAAGTATAGTGTATTTGTTGCAGAGGGAGCAAGCAAGGCGCAAGTGATCCAGTCGGTGAATTCTCGCATAGCTCAAACGCTTAACAGAAAATTCTTTAATATCAATCAGCCAATTATTGTGGACGACATCACTAACATGATCATCAATGCCAACTTCGTAATTTCGCTAGTTGATCTGCAGGTATTTCCTCGTCTGGGCACAGTTGAAGATAGAGAATACAGCACCGCAATTTTTGATTTCAAACAGAGCCAAAAGAAAGGATTGATCCAGCCGGACAGAGGGGCAATCTTTGAAATGAAATTTCCCGATTCTGATATTATAGGGACGGCATTCTGAGGTTGAAATGATTATTATTTGCTCCGCTAGCGCGGACACTTACATTACAGACAAAATTATCAATGAGCAGCTCAGGGTTCGGGATGCTAATGTTGGACGTGCGTCTACTCTTGATCTTTTTAAGCTCTACGATGAGACGAAGTCGGGCAGCCTCGGAAATCAAACGGAACTTTCTAGAGCATTATTGAAATTTGATTTATCACCCATCACTGAATTGACAGCCAGCATTATTGATCTCAACAGTTCTAACTTTAAGGCAACGCTAGAGCTCAAGGACATTATGACCGGCCATGCCGTTCCGAGAAACTTTACGTTGTCGGTTTTTGCGCTCTCACAATCGTTTGATGAAGGTGCCGGAAGAGACACAGGTAAATTTAACGATGTTGGTGTTGCCAATTTTATCACGGCATCTTATGGGACATCAAATGTTTTGTGGTTCACATCAGGTTCTTCGGCGGGCGGCGGTGTGGGAAACACCGGTATTGATTATATTTTGTCGGGCAATTTGAGTGATGGAAACGGTATTGCCTCACTTGAGAAGAAACAATTGTTTGAAGAGGGCACTGAGGACCTTGCCATCGATATCACAACACTTGTATCTGCGACTATTGCGAATCAAATACCTGACAAAGGCTTCAGGCTATCCTTTACGGGATCAGAAGAGACCGATACTAAATCTCGATTTGTGAAGAGATTTGCCTCTCGTCATGTGTCTAATCAGCTGCTTAGGCCTCGAATCGTTGTCAGGTTTGATGATTCGATTCAAGATCATCACGAAAATTTCTATTTTGATACCAGCGGATCCCTGTTTCTCAACAGTTATAATCGATCCGGCCGTGCGAATCTTATCAGCGGTTCTTCTCTGTCTGAGATAAAGGGAAACAACTGCTTTGTTTTGAATCTCAAAAAGGGTCTGTTCAATTTTTATGTGACTGGTAGCCAGCACACACAGGGTACTGACGGCCACATTATGTCGGGTGTTTACTCGGCATCATTTGCGTTGGCATCAACTGACACGACGAAGTATACTAAGTCACGAGATATATCACAGCTAGCTGCAGAAAAGGGTGAAGTTACTTTTACAACCTTCTGGAAATCAATTGACGGCAAGGTGGCCTATCACACAGGAAGCGTGACCATCAAAAGGGCACAGAGAAATTCCGCGAAATTTATTTCCAGGGAGCCAATGATCATTTTGTCTAATGTTGATCGATCTTATCACACGAACGACACAGTGCGATTTAGATTATTTGGAAGGGATCTCATTGGTGAGAACAATCAGCCCTCAAAAATTCCCTACAGGTTAAAATCGGTAATTTATGATGAAGTATACTACCAAGTTGTGGATAGAGTGACAGAAAAGGTCGTTTTAAAATATGACAAAATCAATAACTCATCTCGTGTTTCGACAGACTCAGACGGTATGTTCTTTGATTTTAAGATGCAGGCACTTATTCCCGGTAGATCTTATGCGTTCGATTTCTATGTCGTTGACAGGGGAATAAGTTATCTGGTCAAGAATAGAGACGCATTTTTTGCAGTCAAGGATTAGGGAATGCCACGAGAGCTTAACACCCTAGCAGATAATCTGCTTTTCAAGCCCGGCATTCTAAGAAATAAAAAGCCGGCTGCGCCTGTACGAAGTATGTCTCTAAAGGACATTAAGAATACACAGGTTGACCTAACGGGATCTTTTAGATTTGATCCTCCGGGCGCGCCGCTCAAAAGCACACAACAACTATTTGTTGACTGGTCGGATTTTGCGACGCACACATTTTTTAATTCGGCCGAGGCAAAGGTGCAGAAGTCATTTGATAAGATCATAAATAGACTTCCTTTCGATGGAACAAGAACAGAGTTCAACAATTTCATTGACAGCCTTTCTGGGTTTGAAAAACATGTTTTTGATAGATTTCCAAAACACACTGGGTATCTGATTTTCAGCGGAGCACACACAGGCAGTGCTGTTGACGGAACTTATATCAGCGTCAAGGATTTCAAAGGATCATATTCGCCGTCTCTTTCAAAGAACGCAACCGGTCAGTCAGCGATCGATCCGGGAGTCAAACCTTTCACATTTGAGTTTTATGTGAACTCTCCTAGCGGTTCACAGAACGACTGTCAAGTCATTGCACAAAAGTTGAGCGGAAGCAATGGTATCTCTCTTCTCCTTTCCTCTTCCGCGAATAAGGCCAGCCCAACAGGCAGAGTGGACTATCTTGCGATGGTAAGATCTGGATCGTTGATGCTTTCAGCCTCAATGGAGCTGACGAAAGGTCAGTTTGAGCACTGTGCTACTGTGTTTGATCGATCGTCCGGGCCGGGCCAGATTATACTGTATCGCAACGGCACTCGGGTTGCCAGCAGCTCTTTTGGTGCATTGGGACAGATCGATTTTAAGGCGTCGCCAATGACGTTGGGAAGCGGTTCGGCTCACTCATTTGATTATTACACTTTCACGCCCAAAGCGACACTTTCGGGCGCTTTGGACGAATTTAGAGTGTGGCACACCAGAAGGACACAGCAAGAGATCCAGCGACAGAGATTTCTTGATGTTTTTGCCCAGAAGAACTTACAGCTACTTTATAGATTCAACGAACCATCGGGTAGTTTCGCTAGCGACGGTTCAAGCCTTGTGCTTGATTCCAGCGGCAACGGACTGCATGCTAACGTCCAGAATTTTTCGATGTCTTTTAGAAATACAGGAACATACGGGGCACCCCCAGTAAAGGGGGAGGTTGCCGCCGCTTCGACTGTGCTTTTTCCATCGTTTGAGGGTGTGATCAGCCTCAACAAGGATTTGTTGATTTCCGCCAACAGTTACGATTACAGCAATCCCAACTTGGTGACTCGACTAATTCCTCCCCACTACCTCAAGGAGGCAGCTTATGCTGAGGGGTTTGCAACGGAAAAGGCCGGCATAAGTGGATCGTTGGCTACGCGAAATGATCAGCCAGGCGGCGCCCGGGTAGGACAACCACAGATAATTGCGGGAATGCTCTACACATTTGCTGAAACATTTGACGAGTTAAAAATGTTCGTTGATGAATTCAAGCGCCTACTGAAAGTGGATGTGCTCTCGAAGGACGTCATCTCGGACCAGATGTTGCCATGGCTCTCCAGGTATTATGGAATAGCCCTGCCAAATTTTTATGACAATGCTTCGATAAATCAACTTCTTGATGGGACGGAAATTCGACAGGATCGAAACGCCACAGTGGCATTACAGACAGTTCGAAACATGCTGTGGAGAAGAATTTTTTCAGATCTTCCCTTTATCTTTTCCACTCGAGGTACTCACACGTCGTTGAGGACCATTCTGGCAAACCTGGGAATCAATCCGGACGGTCCGATCAGAATCAGGGAATTTGGAGGCTCTAAGCAGAGAAATTTGGGTGACTCATTCGTCAGACGCCACGAGATTGCTGCAATGATGGATATGAGCGGAACTCTCAACACAGCCGGGACACTGAATGTGCAGGGGATCGACTCAAAAAGACCATTTTTGCTGGGCCCCTACTTGTCAGGATCTAGAGTAGAACCGGGCGTGCCAACAATCAAGGGGGCATTTATTGGAATGTCCGGAAGCGCAACAAGACACGTGTCTAACAATCTGAACGACGGATTGTTCACCTCTGGGTCGTGGTCAATTGAGGGTATCTACAAGTTCGATAATAAAATTAGTCATCCTGTCACTCAAAGCCTGATGAGGCTTCACACTACTGGTGCTGTTGGTAGTGGTGCAGCAAAGCATGCGGTACTTTTCAATCTGCTCTCGTTTAAACCAGACGTATCGAACTCATCGACGGGAAGTCTAAAGCTTTACGGCCGACCCGCACTTGGAGACTATGCAGCCCACCCGCCAACATTTCAACTTGAGCTAACCGGCGTAAATATTTTTGACGGTCAGAAGTGGTATGTATCCTACGGACGCGACAGAAACGATATGATTTCGTCCATCGCTTCCTCGTCCTATTTTTTGCGAGCCGGAAAGTTTACACCTGCTGGATTGGAGGAATTTCGCACAACTTCGAGTTACTACAATGAAGCGTGGGCCAGCAATGCTCTTCGAAGCGTGCATGTCAATTATAATCAAAGCGGATCCTTCATCGTTGTTGGAAGTCAAAGTATTGACACATCGCCCGCTTCATTTCTCAATGACAAGACTAACGTTGATGCTCTTGCCAGGTACACGTCCTTTACGGGCAGAGTCTCAACATTGCGCTTCTGGAGCAAAGGCTTGGAAATTGATGAGACCAAAACTCACGCCCGAAATTTCAAATCGCTGGGTGTGATTGATCCCGAGATCAACTTTAATTTCGTCACCAACCTGTCCGGTTCCTTTGAGCGGCTTCGTGTTGATGCTTCAATTGACCAAGCGGTGACGAAATCAAACTCGTCCGGAAACATCAACTTATTCGATTTCTCTCAGAACGATCTTATCTTCTCGGGAAGCGGCTTTGAGATAAGCACAGAGGTGATTAAGCCCGAACGTTTTGACTTTGAAGTTTTGTCATCCAATTTTCAGTCGGGTGAGAATCCGAACAAGATCAGAATTAGAAGCTTTCTGAATGATGAGACAGCAGAAAAATTTGGTGCCGCTATGGCACCCCTCTACGAGATACCACAGGCGGAGGAGCCGCAGGACGACAGGCGCGTGTCAATCGAGATTTCCGTCGTGCAAGCGCTCAACGAAGACATCATGAATATCTTTGCTACGCTTAATACGCTTGACAACATAATTGGCAGCCCAGAGCTGGTCTTCTCACAGGACTACCCTCACCTAAGAAACCTACGGCGAATTTATTTCAACAGGCTCACAGACAAGGTCAATCTCCAGTCGTTTTTCGAATTTTTCAAGTGGTTTGACGAAACCATCGGCGATCTGCTTGAGCAGATGCTACCCAGCAATTCCAAATTTCTGGGAACGAGCTACGTAATCGAGTCGCACGCGCTTGAGCGGCCGAAGTTTACTTATAAATACTACGACATGTATCTGGGTGAGGAAGACAGGGGCGGAAAGCCGGTGATACTGATGCAGCAAATTGTCGGTGTGTTGAGGAAAATTTAAATGTCTTCTGCATTCGATGAAATGGACAAGTACCAGGAGGGGGGTCTTCCATACTACACTGCATCGATGTCTCCCTTCCTTCAGGGTGTTGAGTTAAAACAATTTTTTCAAATTTTTTCGAACTCATTGTACAAGATAAGATCAAACACCACGTTGGGGACCACAGTAAGCGGTGTGCTCCAGACACAGAATTTTTTCAATGACTCCAGATCACCTGTAAATCTTGGCCCATCGGCAACTACTAGCGGTTCTCATGGGGTTCTGCCGCTAGCGGGCTCCGGATCACAGGCAAATCTAGATACGCACGGAATACTGGGGGTGGAGATCGTCCACACCATCGATCGAAGGAATTTAGGGCAGAGTTTGATTTACGACGACAGCAGTCCGTTCGTGGATCCGGATCCCGTGGAGGTGTCAACAGGCAGCATTGGGCCGCTGGCAGTGATCAGAACACACCCGCTGTCCCTGGTGATTCCCACAAGCTTCGTCCAGATATGCAGCTCCCCAAGCTCCTTCGACGGTGTGATCGAGCCCTTCGACATCAGAAGGGTGGTGGACAGGACATCAATTGAGATGCCCTACGTGGCCAAGAGCATCAAATGCAGCCTGTCGATTGTCAATCCGAAGCGGGAGAGCCTGCTGATTGACGACAAGAGAGATCTTCGAAACAGCGCTACTAGACCATTTTTGGACAGTGTGGAGACCTTTGGGCCAATTTCTTATCCGCCTGACGGCCGGGGTCTCGATCTTCCAGGGGCATTTTCGGATGCCGACCAGCGAATTGCACCGTACACTGACGCCACTGACAGGGAGATGTTCTACGCGTCGGGCACACTGGACGAAGCAATTCGGTACCAGCTAATAGGAGGATTCGTCAGCGCTTCCGCCACTTACAGAGCCGCGCGACCCAACAGCGTCAGAAAGGATGTGGTGGTGATGAGACACGGGTTCATTTATTCACAAAACGACAATTACAGCTACGATTCCATCGCGTTTGGGGGCTTGAAGAAATAAAATGGCACGACGAATAAAGGGAAAGTACTACGACCTCAATCAGACGTTTTCCGACGAGGAGGGCAACCGGTACAGCAGGCGAGCTGCTGACACATTGGTGTTGTGGATGAATATGGGCGGGGCCCCGACCGACAAGGGTCCCAAGTCGCTCACGGTGTCCTATGAGGGAAGCCCGACCACGTCCACTTCGGCGCTGGTGCCCGCGGGAACGATCAGAGACACGGTCCAATTCGATGACTCTCCGGGCAACATGAACGGCAAGGTCAACGGTAACGCCGCCCTGTCGCCCAGCTCGCTGGCGACCCTAGGCACACCCACTGCGACCAGCGATCTGCCTTTCTCGCTCAGCTTCTGGGTGAACATGGATGACGTGTCCGCCGGCAGTGCCCACCACCTCCTTTGTTCAAAAGTGGGATATTCGGATCGAGCGACGTTTGACTGTGGTGTGTATTATGACTCCGGTAAACCATGGTTCGCGGTGTACGATTCAAATGTGGGGAGTTACAACACCTACAAGTCGATTAAAACGGCAGCTGACCAGACGTCCACAATAGAGGACAAGTGGGCGCACATTGCCTGCACATACGATGGAAGCGCTTCGAGCGCGGGCATGGTAATGTACATCAATGGAGATGTCGCATCAACGGTCGTCGCCGACAACGGATCGTATGTCGGTATGAAGCCAGATCATTCGAAACCGCTATACGTGGGCGCCAAATACGACGGCTCCCAGGAGGTCGACGGCCAGATGGCCGAGTTCTGCATGTGGAACGACTACGCGCTCAATGCGAGCGATGTGAAGGCTCTGTACAACGTCTCCGCGCACGACCGAGGCACAGCCTCGGGCCAGCTTGGTAATCCTGTGAGAACCGTGCTGCGTGATCTGGACACTCAAATAGGCTCCTACCCCACCATTGCCCGAACGGGTGATTCCGACTTTCTCGGCCAATTTACTTCCACCTTCGATGACTCCAACACGATCGTCTTCAGTGGAGCCAATCTCGTCTACCCGACGAATTTAATTGCAGGCAGTAAATTTGTCTCCGGAGGTATTGCAACCCCGAGTGTGCTCGGCGGTCTGCTGGCCGCCGGCACGTCCAGCGCGGGCACTGCAGATTCTCACGTGTTCTTTCCGCCTGTGGGAATGTCTCAGGGGGAGAACATCTCGCCGTTCAATGAGAGCAGGACATACATTGACGACGGTCTCAAGTTCTACACCACGGGCACAGCCTCGGGCACCCTGCCGGGCTTCGACCAGAGACTGAGTTCCAAGACGATTATCAACCTAAATTTTAACAACACCGTAACCGAAAATTTGTACTTTACAACTGGCTCATGGTATCGACACCTGGACGAGGGGTTCACAGTGAACAGCAAAACTTACGATGTTGCTGGGAGCCTTCTGAATCAGTGGCGCATGGATTCTACGGTGCGGTCCGGAAGTGCGTGGGCCGGATCCGCGAATAGAGCCTATCCCGCTTGCTCCGGCGCGGCGTCC